CGAGTACGTCATGTCCCTGATCTCCTAACAGGGGTTGGGGTCTGGGTGCGCGAGGGCAGGGGCAGGGGTCTTCGGACTCTTGTCCCTGCTTTACGTGCCAGATCATTTTTCGCACCACCAGTACGTAAAGGAACGTGAATCATGTCCGACAACGTCGTACACATCAGCAACACCCCGATCTTCGACCAGCTCGCCCGTGAGCGGGGTTACGACCGTCTCGTCGCCGGTGGGCCCACCGTGAGGCTGCGGCCGGATGCCAGCTACATCTCGCCCGACGCGTGGACTGCGAAGCCCGTTCCGCAGATCACCCCGCCTGTCAAGGGGCGGAACGCCAAGCTCACGGTCAACTTCCACCCGTTCGACGTGGAGAAGGACTACGAGAGTGTTGACGGGTTCGTGGAGGCCCGGAAGCAGGAGTTCTTCCGCAAGCACCCGAACGCCGTCGACGTCGTCATGACCGCCGTGCACATGGACGACGGAACGAAGACCCTCATCATCGAGGGCTACGAGAACACCGGAATCGTGCTCACCAAGAAGCCCGTGTGGGAGCACAAGACCGAACCGATACCCGAGAAGTTGGCGGGTAACCAACTGGCCCTCTACAGAGCTCTGGCAGCCAACCAGAACGCCATCAAGCGAGAGGTCGAAGAGTCCATCGATCGGATGGAACGAGGTACGAAGAAGCAGACTGACGACGCCGTGAACGCTGCTTCCACCGACGAAACGCCCCGCCCGCAGTACGCCGGTCCCCGGCCGCTGTGGTTGATCGAGGATGACGCCGATGAGGAGTAACCCGTGTCGATTAGTCTTTACCCGCACCAGCGAGCTGCCGTCGAAGCGCTCTCTAACGGCAAGATTCTCTGGGGTGGGGTAGGGACTGGTAAGTCGCTCACCGCAGCGGTTTACTATGCTGAGAAGGAAGCGCCGCGAGACGTCTACGTGATTACCACGGCTAAGAAGCGTGATTCTCGCGACTGGCAGCAGGAGTTCATCAAGGTAGGCATCAGTTCTCATCACCGTAGCCCCGAGCTCGGAGGGAAGCTGTATGTTGATTCCTGGAACAACATCGCCAAATACAAGAACGTCCGCAACGCTTTCTTCATCTTTGACGAGCAGCGACTCGTCGGTAGTGGTAGCTGGGTCAAGGCTTTCCAGTTCATAGCTAAACCGCAGAACAACAATACCTGGATTTTGCTCAGCGCCACTCCGGGAGACACATGGCTGGACTACGCGCCGGTGTTCATCGCTAACGGGTACTTCAAGAACATCACCCACTTCAAGCGTGAGCACGTCGAGTACGACAGCTATGCCAAATTCCCGAAGATCAAGAGATACCACGGCGTGAACAAGCTCGCACGCCTACGCAACGACCTCTTGGTTGAGATGCCCTTCGAACGGCATACCACCCGCATTACTCAGAACGTTGAGGTGCGGTTCAACCAGGAGGCGCTGGACAAGATCACCAAGGAGCGTTGGAACCCGTATGAGGAACGACCCATCCGCAGTCTTGCGGAGTTCTTCTATCTCATGCGGAAGGTCGTGTACTCGGACCCGTCGCGCCTTGAAGCTGTCCGTCTCCACATGAAGAGGCATCCTAGGATGATCATCTTCTACAACTTCGACTACGAGTTGGAGGTGCTTCGCAAGCTGTCTGGGGAGACAACTGTAGCGGAGTGGAACGGACACAAGCATGAAGAGGTCCCGGAAGGTGATAGCTGGGTGTATCTCGTCCAGTACACCGCCGGGGCCGAAGGATGGAACTGCACAACCACGGATGCGATGCTGTTCTATTCGTTGACGTACTCGTATAAGCAGTGGCACCAGGCGCATGGTCGAATTGACCGTCTCAATACGCCTTACTCGCTTCTGCACTACTACGTCCTGCTGTCCGAAGCGTCAATCGATCAGGCAGTTCTGAAGGCACTGAAGACGAAACACAGCTTCAACGAAGTGAAGTTCGTCAAGAAAATCGGCCCATTTAGCCTCGCGGCATAGCCAGTTTCTGCCTTCTCTGCCAGTTTTCTGGCAGACCCTGCCGGATCTGGCACCAAAAGTGGCAGCCGGATGCCTCGAACGGGCCTAGTCCGTCCGGGGTAAAACCGTAGGTCAAACGGGTGGCCAATTTTGAGGTGGGCTCGGGATTTGCAAGAAATCGGGCATCTCGGGCCCCCCTCATGCCAGATAACCACTTTTGAAGGCCAACACTACCCACTACGCGAGAACTTAGTATCTATAGATACCATGTTACGCAGTACGAAAAGTTTTGGGGTTCAAAACTGGCTTTCTGGCATGGCGCCTCTGAACCATGAAATGATCGGGTGGGGTCCCATGCAAGAAGAGTGGCGGAAGATCGCGTTGTTCCCGGACTATTCCGTGAGCACCGCAGGTTCAGTGCGTAACGACGAGACCGACCGAATACTGGTTCCTCAGGTGAATCAGCATGGTGTTGTGAACGTCGGTTTGACGAAGAACAAGGTTCAGTACAAGAGGGCTCTCAACGTACTCGTGGCCGAGGCGTTTCTCATTCGCCCCAGCTTCGCGTTCGACACACCCGTCAATCTAGACGGTGATCGCTTCAACGCACGCGCCGACAATCTCTGTTGGCGTCCGCGCTGGTTCGCGATCAAGTACTACCAGCAGTTCCAGCAAGACGCGCCCTGCTTCACCCGCAAGGTGCAAGTCGTCGAGACTGGGGAAGTCTTCGACACATCATGGCAAGCGGCGCTGACTCTAGGCGCCCTTGACCGAGACATAGCGTTCTCGATAGTCAGTGGCGCGATCGTCCCGGTCATCCTGCAACACTTCTGCTTGTTCAAGTGACGCGCAGATACCAAAGTGCCTAGAAAACACGGGATAAGATAGAAGGGATAGAATAAGTCCCGTTTTTTTCACTTGGGGTGACGCATGACGGAGGCTAAGTACCAGTCGGAGCTAATCAGGAAGCTCCGACTGCTGTTTCCCGATTGCGTCATCCTCAAGAACGATCCGGGCTATCTGCAAGGCATACCCGACCTGGTGATCTTCTACAGATCGCGGTATGCCTTTCTGGAAGTCAAGGTCAGTGAGACGGCAAAGGTTCAGGTCAACCAGCCCTACTACGTAGAGCTTCTGAACTCGATGTCGTTCGCTGCCTTCATCTACCCTTCAAACGAAGAGGAAGTTCTCCGTGCTCTTCAACGAGCGCTTTGCGGGGTTTAACTCGCATCCAAGAGTAGAAGGCACTCACGCCGTTCTCAGCCCCTCCAGTCCTGCCTGGCTCCGCTATGACAGGGAGCGTCTGGTCGAGCGTCTGTCGACCGCTCAGGCAGCAGCATTGGGTACGGAGATCCACGAGACCGCTGCCCGTAACATCAAGCGCAACATCATGCTCATGCCCCATCCCGAATGGCCCGTTCTCGATCTCTACGTGAACGACGCCATCGAGTTCGGTATGTCGCCCGAGCGGATGCTGTTCTATTCGGTGAACTGCTACGGTACCGCAGACACCATCGGGTTCGAGGAGTACACCGACGATGAAAGATTCGACGGCTTCCTTCGTATCCACGACTTGAAGACGGGTGTCTCCAAGGCAACCATGGACCAGCTTTACGTCTACGCTGGTATCTTCTGTCGAGAGTACGGCTACAAGCCGTTCCGGATGGACGGAGAGCTCCGGATCTATCAGGGCGAGAAAGTCTACGCCGAACCGATCGACCGGGCCTATCTCGCGTTCGTCTATGACCGCATCAAGTGGTCTGACGACATCGTCGACGAGTACACATCGGGGGGACTGAATTGAGCGCCAAAGATGACAAGCCTGTCATCCAGCATTACGGAATCCTCCGTAAGTCGGGTCGGTATCCTTGGGGGTCCGGTGAGACACCGCATGAGCGAGCTGGCACGTTTCTTGGCATGGTTAAGGACCTGCGTGATCAGGGCCTGAAGGACAAGCAGATCTGGGAAGGGTTCGGTATGACGAGCTCCCAGTTCCGCGACACCGTTACCATCGCCAGGAACGCCGCGAAAGCGGCTGACATCTCCCAGGCTCGACGGCTGAGAGAAGCTGGCAACTCGAACGTCGCCATCGCCAAGATCATGAGTCGTGGTAGGAAAACACCTATCGGCGAGTCACAGGTGCGAAACCTCCTCAAGGAAGACGCACTCACCAAGAACCAAATCCTCAAGTCTACTGCCGATTCTCTCCGTGCGCAGGTCCAGAAGCACGGATACATCGACGTAGGCAAGGGTGTCGAGCTCCACATGAACGTCAGTTCTGAGAAGCTCAAGGCCGCAAGGCGCATCCTCGAAGACGAGGGTTACAAGCTGCACTACGTGGACGTAGAACAGCTGGGTACAGGCAAGATGACCAAGATGAAGGTCCTGTCGAAGCCTGACACCCCGTTCAAGGAAGTGTGGGACAACCGAGACAAGATCACACCTGCTCAGCTTGTGTCTCGGGACGGAGGTCGAACCTTCCATCCGAAGGTACTCCCTCCGCTCTCGATCAGCTCCAAGAGAGTTGGCGTCCGCTACGCAGAACAAGGCGGCACTGACGCTGACGGTGTGATCTACGTTCGTCCAGGAGTGAAGGACGTTCATCTCGGCAAGGCCAACTACGCTCAGGTGCGAATCGCCGTGAACGGCACGCACTATCTCAAGGGCATGGCCATGTATCGGGATGATCTGCCTGCTGGTGTGGACCTTGTGTTCAACACCAACAAATCGAGCACTGGCAACAAGCTCGATGCCATGAAGAAGATGAAGGACGATCCGGAAGATCCTTTCGGCGCCAACATCAACGATCAGATCCAAGAACTTGGTCATGATGGGACACCCAGGGTCACCTCGGTGATGAACATCGTGAACCAAGAGGGTAAGTGGGATGAGTGGTCCAAGACTCTCTCATCTCAGATGCTGTCGAAGCAGAGGCCCTCGCTCGCCAAGCAGCAGCTTGACTTGGCGTACGAGAGCAAGAAGACCGAGTACGATCGCATCATGAGTCTCACCAACCCTACGGTCAAGAAGCACTTGCTGGGTAAGTTCGCTGACTCAGCAGACGCTTCCGCTGTCCATCTCAAGGCCGCACACATGCCTCGCCAGGCGAACAAGGTGATCCTGCCTGTCAATTCGCTGAAGGACAACGAGGTCTACGCTCCGACCTTCACGGACGGCGAACGTGTGGCACTGATCCGCTTCCCGCATGGTGGCATCTTCGAGATCCCCGAACTCACGGTGAACAACCGTCATCGCGAAGCGCGTAAGCTCATCGGCACTAAGGCTATCGACGCCATCGGTATCAACAGCCGTGTAGCAGAGCGCTTGTCTGGAGCTGACTTTGACGGTGATACCGTCCTCGTCATCCCCAACAAGGACGGCCTGATCAAGTCCCATCCCGCACTGAAGCAACTCCAGGGATTCGACCCGAAGACCGCCTATCCTGCCTACGATGGTATGCGTACCATGGATGGTGGTACGTGGAACGCGGCCAAGAAGACCGTCGAGTTCGCCGAAGGCGAGAAGCCCACGGGCAAGGTCAAGGGCCGTGAGATGGGCGATGTGTCCAACCTCATCACCGACATGACCACCAAGGGTGCACCGTTCGACGAGATCGCTCGTGCGGTCAAGCACTCCATGACGGTCATCGATGCTGAGAAACACAGTCTCAACTACAAGCAGTCAGCCATTGACAATGGCATCGCTGGCCTGAAGCGCAAGTATCAGGGTGGTGCCAACAAGGGTGCTGCAACCCTGATCTCCAGGGCTACGTCAGAGACCCGCGTACTGGACAGGAAGCCTCGTGCTGCTAAGGACGGTGGCTTCATTGACCGGGAGACTGGGAAGCTGGTCTACGTAGAGACTGGTACGGAGTTCTTCAACGGTACGCCGAAGAAGATCAAGTCGACCAAGCTCGCTGAGACCGACGATGCCCACACCCTCATCGATGGTGTTGGTACTCCCATGGAGCGGATCTACGCCGATCACTCGAACAAGCTCAAGGCCCTGGCCAACCAGTCCAGGCGCGAGTACCTCGGCATCAAGGATCTGGAGTACTCCCCGTCAGCGGCTAAGGCCTACGACGAGGAAGTCAAGGATCTCAACGCAGCCCTGAACACCGCCCTCCGCAATGCCCCCATTGAGCGTCATGCCCAGGTCCTTGGTAACGCCGTCTTCCGTGAGAAGAAGGAAGCCAACCCGGACATGGACGCGGCCGAGATCAAGAAGCTCAAGAGCAAAGCGCTTCAGGATGCACGCGATCGTCTCGGTGCTAAGAAGAAGCAGATCGAGATCACGGACAAGCAGTGGGAAGCCATCCAGGCTGGCGCCATCACCAAGAGCAAGCTGGAAGCGATCCTCGACAACACCGACGTGGATCTCATCAAGGAACTGGCCACACCCAAGGACAAGCCCATGATGGACGCAACCATGCAGGCTCGCGCCATGACGCTGATCAACAGCAACAGGTACACGCTTGCTGAAGTGGCGGCCCACCTCGGTGTCTCGGTCACCACTCTCCAGGCTGGCTTGGCTGGTGACGCCACATGAGTGACGAGTACATGGTCACCACCGAAGACAACCCATTCAACTACTACACACAGTTCGATGACTGGTACCGAGAGGACACCCGTATGGGGTACAACACCCTATCCCTCTTGGCCAGGCGAACACGATCATCGGATGCTCTTTCGTTCCAACTCGAACTCGCTGCGATCACTGACGCGATCGACGAGATCCTCGAAGAGAACGTGTCGGGCAACCGAGTCAAGGTCATGGCACCAGCTAAGGAATCAGTAACTCCTTAACTGGCCCAGGCCTCACAGACCGGACCGAGGTCAGCTTACTAGCCACAGCAGCCGTCCCCCCGACTGCTCGTGCGCTTCCCCTAAGCTGGCCTCGGTCCATCCTGCGATACAAGGGTTCTCCCTTTTTGCCTCCATGATCAAGAGACGGGGGGAGGGGTCCGCAAAATTAGACCCCCCTCTGCATCGCCCGCCTCCATATTTTTCCCCCGGCGGGACTTTTGGAGAGAAGTTTTACCTCCCGGGATTGCCCCGAGGGTTGCCTTGGGTCTTCCTTGTACCCTTCGCTCGGGCAGAGTGCCATCACTCACCAAGGAAGGCCCTGGGGAACCCTAGTTTTCTTGACATGAACCCGATGGAAAGGAGTTGAAACCGTGCCTGTTCGCCGACAACCTAAGCCTCTCACCGAGACAAGTCGGCGTAGAGCCGCCACAACTCCAGAGGCTCGGGAAAGCCAGTTGATTTCTCTGGCTGAAAGAGTAGCTGAACAACAGATGCTTGAGGGAACAGCCTCAGCACAGGTGATCACTCACTACCTGAAGCTCGGATCTACCCGAGAACAGCTCGAACAAGAACGTATTCGCGGAGACGTCGAACTCCAGAAGGCTAAGATCGAAGAGATGGCCTCGACCCATCGCCTCGAAGAGATGTACTCCCGAGCGATGGATGCTTTCCGGGGCTACCAAGGCAGGCCGCCTGAGGAATCCGATGACGAGTAGAACGTATTCTGAAGTAAGGCGTCTTGAGACCTTCGCAGAGCGGTTCCGTTACCTGGCTCTGAAAGGCCGAGTCGGACAAGCCACTTTCGGATTCAACCGCTGGATCAATCAGGATTTCTACACGTCTCGCGAATGGCGACAAGCCAGAGATGGGATCATCGTTCGGGACAACGGATGCGATCTGGGTATCGATGGGTACGAGATCCACAAGGGTCTCTATATCCATCATCTGAACCCAATCACCGCCGAACAGATCGAGGCAGGGGAAGACTGTCTCTTCGATCCGAACAACCTAATCACTGTTGCACATCGAACCCACAACGCCATTCACTACGGCGACGAGAGTCTGCTTCCCACACCTCTTGTCGAGCGCAGAGCTGGCGATACCAAACTCTGGTAACGAGGAGAACCATGACCAACGCCAAGAACAAGGAAGAGGACGGCCGTCCCTGCGGTGACGTTCTCGACGGTGTCGACGACACCACTGAGGCCGACCTGACCAACGCCGACTTCGACGCCGAGGAGGCTTCGGAATGACCTACGCATCTGTCAGCGCCAAGCTCGGGAACGTGGCTACCGCCACCAAGTCCATATCCCGCGAGGTCTACGACAAGGCTGCCGCAGCCAAGCACGCGCCCTGGTACATGTGGGGCTACGACGGCAACGCCAGCAACACCGAACACCACAGCGGCCGAGCCCTGGACTTCATGGTCAAGGACAAGGACGACGGCGACTGGATCAGGAACTACCTCTGGACCAACCGCAAGCGTCTCCGGGTCCAGCACGTCATCTGGCAGCAGAAGATCACCTCGACCGTCACCCAGCCCGGCGTCGTCCGCAAGATGGCCGACCGGGGCAGCGTGACCGAGAACCACATGGACCACGTCCACGTGCTCTTCTTCGCCGGTGGTTACCAGAAGCCGTCCAGCTCCCCCTCCTCCTCGGACTCCTCCACCCCCTCCAAGAAGACGGAGGCCCAGGTCGCTCAGCAGATCATCGAGGGCAAGGGCGGATGGGGCAACGGTCCCGAGCGTGTCCGGAAGCTGCTCGCCGCTGGCTACAACGCCAAGTCCGTGCAGTCCAAGGTCGACGCGCTGATGAACCCGAAGCAGGGACCCAAGTCCGTCAAGACGCTGGCCGCCGAGGTGCTCGCCGGGAAGTGGGGCAACGACCCGAGCCGGTCCAGGGACCTCCGGGAAGCAGGCTACGACCCCAAGCAGGTCCAGGCCGAGGTCAACCGTCAGGCCAAGGCTCGTCGGTAACGCCGACCCGTCAAAATGAGAGGAGGTGTCCCACGTGGAACCGCGCATCCTCGTCAGTGTCAAGAAGGTTCTCGGCCTGCCCGAGGCTGACACCTCGTTCGATGTCGACATCATCATGCACATCAACTCAGCGCTGGCGAGACTGAACCAGCTCGGGATCGGTCCCGTCGAAGGGTTCATGATCGAGGACGACACGTCCACGTGGGACGCCTTCCTCGGTGACAAGAAGTTGCTGAACCAGGCCAGGACATACGTCTACATGGCAGTGCGGATCGTATTCGATCCTCCGGGATCGGGGTTCGCGCTCACGTCGATGGAGAAGCAGATCGAGAAGCTGGAATGGCTTCTCAACGTCGTCCGAGAGGGGGACGAATGGACAGCTCCCGTACCCAGCTTGTGATCGTCGCTCTTCCCAGTGACAACGACTATGTACGGAAGATCTCCAGCGAGAAGGAACCCCATCTGACGCTCCTGTATCTGGGAGAGCCCGGGTTCAACCAGGAGCAACTCACCAGGCTCCAGGAGTACGTCGACTATGCGTCAACACTTCTCCCCCAGTTCACTCTTGACGTCGAACGTCGAGGTCTTCTGGGTGACAAGGACGCGGACGTCCTCTTTTTCAGCAAGAGGTGGTCTCAGGACATTCTCCGATTCCGCGAGAATCTCCTTCAGCACCCTCTCGTGTCTACCGCTTACAACTCGGCGGATCAGTTCGAGGGATGGACTCCTCATCTCACCGTCGGGTATCCCGACACCCCGGCAAAGAAGGACCCGAACGGGTATGACGGAGATGTCACCTTCGTCAAATTCGACCGAGTCGCGTTGTGGATCGGGGACTCCGAAGGTCCGACGTTCGATCTCAAGCCCTACAGCTACGAGGAGGTAGCGATGGCAGCTCTCACCCACTACGGCGTCAAGGGTATGAAGTGGGGCGTCCGTCGCAGTGACGCACAACTCGCAGCAGCTCCTGCCGCCAGGGCACCACGTATGTCCGAGGATGCCAGAACAGCCACCAAGCTCCAGGACAAGGCTGATTTCAAGGGGACTGGCACTCTCAGCAACCAGGAGATGCGTCAGCTTCTCGAACGCATGGACCTGGAGCGACGGTACGACCAGGCTATAAGTTCTCCTTCTGGAAAGAACCCTATCGACGCGGGTCACGATCAGGTCAAGAAGATCCTAGCCATGGGACAGACCTACGAGAAGGCCCGCAAGTTCATGGAAACGCCGACCGGTAAGGCCGTCAAGACCGGTGTCAAGGCAGCGGCTGCCGCAGGTTTCGCTTACGCAACTGGTGGGGCGGGTCCTGCCGCTGCGGCTGCTGGAACTTCGCTCATCCGGCGTAACTCGTAGAAAGGAGGGTTAGCGATGGCTTTGTCGAAGACGGCAGTTCCTCTTTACTACGGGAAGTTCCGGGACGCGGTACTACGCGGTGATATTCCTGTGAACCGGGAAGTCTCCCTGGAGATGAACCGTATCGACGCTCTCATCGCCAATCCGAACATCTACTATGACCCCGATCCGGTAGAAGGCTTCGTCAAGTACTGCGAAGCAGAACTGACGCTTACCGACGGAAGCGATCTTCACCTTCTCGACACCTTCAAGTTGTGGGCCGAGCAGATATTTTGCTGGTACTACTTCGTAAATCGAAGCGTGTACGAGCCGGGGGAGAAAGGTGGCCGTTACGTCGACAAGGTGATCAAGAAGCGTCTCACGACGAAGCAGTACTTGATCGTAGCCCGAGGCGCCGCTAAGTCATTGTACGAATCGTGCCTCCAGAGCTATTTTTTGAACATCGATTCGTCAACGACGCATCAGATCACCACGGCCCCCACGATGAAGCAGGCCGACGAAGTCATGTCGCCGGTCAGGACTTCCATCGTCCGGTCACGAGGACCTCTCTTCGCATTTCTCACCGAGGGGTCGCTCCAGAACACCACAGGTTCCAAGGCCAAACGAGTCAAGCTGGCGGCCACTAAGAAGGGCGTCGAGAACTTCCTTACGGGATCGATGCTCGAAGTCCGGCCGATGACCATTAACAAGCTCCAAGGTCTCCGAACCAAAGTGGCAACGGTCGACGAATGGCTGTCCGGTGATCTCCGTGAGGATGTCATCGGTGCCATCGAACAGGGAGCTTCGAAGCTCGACGATTTTCTCATCGTGGCCGTCAGTTCCGAAGGAACTGTTCGTAACGGCAGCGGTGACACCATCAAGCTGGAGCTTGCCGATATTCTCAAGGGCGAGTACCAGGCTCCTCACGTCTCCATCTGGCATTACAAGTTGGATGCGGTCGAAGAAGTAGCTAACCCGGCTATGTGGCAGAAGGCCAACCCGAATCTCGGAAAGACCGTAACGTATGACGTTTACCAACTCGACGTTGAACGAGCCGAGAAGGCACCAGCCGCCAGGAACGATATTCTGGCGAAGCGTTTCGGACTTCCGATGGAGGGTTACACGTACTTCTTCACTTACGAAGAGACACTGCCTCATCGTTACCGGGAATTCTGGGAGATGCCTTGTGCTATGGGCGCCGACCTTTCCCAGGGCGATGACTTCTGTGCGTTCACATTCCTCTTTCCGCTGTCAGGCGGCAAATTTGGAGTGAAGACCCGCAGCTACATCTCGTCTCTGACGTTGCTGAAGCTGCCTGGCGCCATGCGCCAGAAGTACGACGAGTTCATCCAAGAGGGAAGCCTCCACGTGCTTGAGGGAACCATCCTCGACATGATGGAGGTCTATGATGACCTGGACCAGTTCATCCAGGACTCTAACTATGACGTGCGCGCATTTGGTTTCGACCCCTACAACGCCAAGGAGTTCGTAGCCCGCTGGGAGGCGGAGAACGGGCCGCATGGAATCGAGAAAGTGATTCAGGGGGCGAGAACAGAGTCTGTCCCGCTTGGGGAACTCAAGGCTCTCAGTGGTGAACGATTGCTCATATTTGATCAAGTGTTGATGTCCTTTGCCATGGGCAACGCGATCACCATGGAAGACACCAACGGCAACCGCAAGCTCTTGAAGAAGCGTCAAGAAGCAAAGATCGACAACGTAGCTGCCCTAATGGACGCCTTCGTGGCGTACAAGCTCCATAAGGAGGAATTCGAATGACCGAAAGAAGTCCTTCGCCGGGCGAGCTTGCCCACTACGGCGTCAAGGGCATGAAATGGGGTGTCCGCAAGGCGGCATCAACCCGAGAGGTCTACGGAGCTCGGGCCCGACTGCAAGTAAAGCAGAACGAGTACTCGGGACAGAAGCGCGCAGTCCGCAAGGCGAAGAGCCCCACGGCCAAGGCCAATCAGAAGGCCAAGCTCAACAAGATGAAGGTCGATTTCCTGAAGGACCCCGACCGAGTCACCGCCGCAAGGCTGAGCACCGGGGAAAAGGTCATGGCGACACTTCTCACGGGCCCGGTCGGGATCGGTGTAGCCGGAGTCGCTTCGTACAACTCTCGTGTCATCGACGCTCGTCAGCGCACCGGCTACTACGACCGAAAGAAGTAGTGAGGTAAACGTGTCTTCAGAACTCACTCACTACGGCGTCAAGGGCATGAAGTGGGGTGTCCGTCGCGCTGAAGCCAACAAGCCCAACGCGGGATATTCCACGAGTGATCGACGCAAGGACGCGGTGCGTTTCAAGGCCGGTGGGGTCAAGCGCATCAACCGCCGCATGAACCAAGGCGCCGATCTCCGGACGGCCCGGAAGAAGGAGGGTCAGCGTACCCTCATGAAGGCCGCCGCTGTCGTGGCCCTCTACAACTCCCCTCGGGCCATCAACGCGACCCTGAACGCAGTCGACAAGTACGGTGGCGAGGCGGCGTCCAGGATCGCACAGAAGGCTCAGACGAACCGTGGGCGGGCAACCGCTGCGGCCACGATGGGTCTCCCCTCCAAGCCGACGAACGGCCCCACCTACGCCAAGAGGTCCAAGGACGGCGCCTACAAGATCTCTTCGATCTAGAGGAGATCCAGTGGCCGCCGAACAGTTCAATCTCGAAGACGAGTATGGCGATCTGCTCGATATTCTCGAAGAGTACATCGCCGAGGTAAACCCGACGCTGGAACACTACGGTGTCAAGGGTATGAAGTGGGGCGTTCGACGGGAAGGTAAGACCCGCGAACCCCTGGTATCTCTCGGTCCGGATTCGGTTTCTCGAAAAACTTCTTCGGGCGAGACCATCACCCTGAAGAAGGTTCCGGCGAACAAGATCCACAAAGCTCTTGGCCGTGTCAGCAAGAAGTACCGAGAAGGCTACAGCAAACAAGCCATGCTCGATATTCTTGACGGGTCAGGTAAGAAGGTCGGCGATGCGCACGTCCAAAAGCGCAACAACGACGAGCTTTACCTCAACTGGCTCGGGATCGACAAGTCTTCTCGGGGTAAGGGTTATGCGACAGCCGTAATGAAGGCTGGTCGTGACTTCGGGAAACAGCAGGGATTCAAGAGAATGGTTCTTGAGGTCCCCGGCAATTCCCCGGACGCTCAACACATCTACGAGAAGATGGGGTTCGAGTACACCGGTAAGAAGACGAGCGCAGAAGACGACCCTATGTGGGGTGGTCTCATGGACATGGTGTATGACTTCGACAAGGTCAAACACACTGAACTAGGCTCCGATATTCTCGTACACTACGGTGTCAAGGGTATGAAGTGGGGCGTTCGTCGTAAGATCCGTCCAGGTGGCGTATCCGCGAAGACCGACCGCATGGCCCGAAAGGACGCTAAGGAGTTCGCCAGAGCCAAGCAGTTCTACGGCGAGGGCGCTGGTACCAGACGCAAGCTCATCAAGGCCCGTGTCGATGGGATCAGCAAGAAGAACCCCGGCTACAAGAAGGCTTTCGAGGCGCATCTCGCTAACCAGGATACCTCGAAGCACGCAGCCAAGGCCAAGTCCGAGCGAAAGCGTAAGAACGTCGCGAACAGTACGAGGAAGGGCATCCGAGGAACCAGCCATATTCTTCGGGGCAACTCCCAGTACGCCTCAGCGGCGACTGCGATCGTGGTGGGCGGAGCTCTTTACGCCCACAAAGCCGGTATCGACAAGACGATCGCCAAGGCAGCCAAGGACACGTACAACAAAGCCAAGGACCCGAACGGGCACAAGGCTGCTCGGAACCTTCTCCGCGACATGGGGATCGGTTAGCTTCGAGCCATATTTTCAGAGAGGAGGTGACTCATGGCAGGCTTGCTTTCCCGAGTGAAGGAAGGTTTCAGGCACAGTTGGAACGCGTTCCTGGACGAGAACTACCTGGACGGTCTTCACTCGCACAACGGTGTCGGCGGGCTCGGGTATTACGCTTCACCATCCCGTAACCGGTTGTCATTTTCGAGCGAACGCTCCATCATCTCGTCGATCTACACCCGGCTGGGGATCGATGTGGCTGGCATCGATATTCGACACGTCCGAACGGATGCTGACGGGCGTTACATCGGCGACATGAACAGCGGCCTTCAGGACTGTATTCAGGTCGATCCGAACCTCGATCAGAGCCCGCAGCAGTTCCAGCAGGACATAGCGATGACCCTCTTCGAAAAGGGCGTCGCGGCTATCGTTCCGGTGGACACCGATATTTCGCCCCTCGAAACGGGGGGTTACGACATCAAGTCCCTCCGTGTCGGTGAAGTTGTGGGTTGGCACCCGCAGACCGTTCGCGTAAGTCTTTACGACGAACGCAACGGGGAACGGAAAGAAATCACCGTTCCGAAGAAAATGGTCGCGATCGTCGAAAATCCGCTGTACGCGGTTATGAACGAACCGAACTCCACTCTCAAGCGTCTGACCAAGAAACTTGCGATGATGGACTCGGTCGACGAGCAGACCAGTTCGGGTAAGCTCGACATGATCATCCAGCTTCCTTACGTGATCAAGTCCGAAGCTCGCCGAGCGCAAGCCGAACAGCGTCGGCAGGATATTGAGTTCCAGTTGAAGGGCAGTCAGTACGGTATCGCCTACACCGACGGTACCGAGAAGATCCAACAACTGAACCGACCGGTTGAGAACAACTTCCTCAAGCAGATCGAATATTTGACGGCTCAGCTCTACGCTCAGCTTGGTCTGACCGAAGAAGTCATGAACGGCACGGCCGATGAGAAGGCCATGCTGAACTACCACAACCGGACTATCAAGCCGATCGTCAGAGCCATCTCCGAAGAGATGAAGCGCAAGTTCCTCACCCGGACTGCGCGGACTCAGGGCCAGTCGGTCATGTTCTTCAGGGACCCGTTCGCCCTGGTTCCGATGGAACAGATCGCTGAGATCGCCGACAAGTTCACTCGTAACGAAGTTCTCACTTCGAACGAGATCCGGCAGGGTATCGGCTTCAGGCCCTCCACGGACCCGAAGGCGGACAAGCTGGTCAACAGCAACATGCCTCAGGCAGGGGAAGAAACGGGTATGGAGGCTATTCCGCCTCCCGATGACGAACTCCCCGAAGAAGAAACCGAGGATGACGGTAGTGACCTCATAGCAAGTGGTCTTGCCGATCTCAACGGAACCCTCGATGCGATCTTCTCGGATCTAGGGATCGAGGATGGCTGACGACCTCGTTCACGCGTATGACGCAGCCAAGCGGCGCGAGTACTACCTCAGGACTCGTAAGCTGAAAGGTCGCACCAAGACCGTAAAGCCTAAGCCGCCCAAGAAGACGAGGGCACAACGACAGGCCGAAAGGCGGAGGAAACTTGAAGCCGATGTAGCCGCTCTCAAGGGTCGTTTGGCAAAACTTCAGGCTGTTCTAGCTGAACTCACCAAGGCGGCCAAAGCACGAAGCGGCGTCAAGGACAAGGCCACTCCTCAGAAGTCGACTTCAACCGCGAAGAAGACTGCCGCACAGAAGCTGACGCCTGCTCAGAAGGCCAAGGCTGCAAAGGCGGCGGAAGAGTACCGGAAGAAGAACCCGGACAAGGCTCTTTCCGAAGACATCAAGTCGTTGAACGCCAAGATCAAGACCATCCAAGAGCGGATCGCGAAGATGCGCAACGAAGGCTCCATCGGAGCCAAGAAGACTACGAAGTAGAAGGGAGCAGTCAAAATGGGAGCAAACCGTAAGCCTGACTTCAGCGGTTACGCCACCAAGGCTGGGCTCAAGTGCTCCGATGGCCGGACCATCACGTCTGACGCTTTCCGACACATGGACGGCAAGCGTATTCCGCTCGTCTGGCAGCACGCCCACAGCGACCCGGAGAACGTGCTCGGTCACGCCCTCCTCGAAGCCCGAGACGACGGCATGTACGCCTTCGGGTTCTTCAACAAGACGCCGAAGGCTCAGGCGGCCAAGGAGTCGGTCGAGCACGAGGACATCAACTCGCTCTCGATCTTCGCCAACGGTCTCATCGAGCACGCGAAGACCGTCACCCACGGCGTCATCCGTGAGGTCAGCCTCGTGCTGGCCGGTGCCAACCCCGGTGCCAAGATCGACTTCGTCAACATCCAGCACGGTGACGGATCGGTCATCGAGTCGGACGAGGACGCCGTCGTCTACACCGGCCTTGCCCTCCAGCACGGCGACCCGAGTACCACCGACGACACCGACGACACCGAGGAAGACGAGGACGACGAAGTGGACGACGAAGACGAGAACCTCGCTCACGCCGACGAGGACCTGACCATCGCCGACGTCTACGAGGGCTTCACCGAGGAGGAGAAGAACGTCGTTCACTTCCTCATCGGCGTCGCACTCGAAGACGCGGCTTCTGCCGCCCACTCCGACAACCAGCCCGGCGAGGGCGACCTCACCCACCAGGAAGGAGCCGACAACATGTCGCGCAACGTGTTCGACCAGTCCACCGAGAGCACCCAGGGCGGCAGCAAGCACGAGCTGTCCCACGATGCCCTCAAGGGTATCTTCGCGGACGCCGAGAAGCTCGGCTCGCTGAAGTCGGCCGTCGAGAAGTACGCCGAGGCCAACCTCCAGCACGGCATCACCGACATCGACATCCTGTTCCCGGACGCCAAGATGGCCACCGGGACGATCGAGCTGGAGAAGCGCCGGACCGAGTGGGTCGCGAGCGTCCTCAACGGTACCCGTCACACTCCGTTCTCCCGCATCAAGACCTTCTCTGCCGACCTCCGGCAGGACGAGGCCCGTGCCAAGGGCTACATCAAGGGCCACTACAAGCTGGAGGAGTGGATCGGGGTGACCAAGCGGGCGACCAGCCCGACCACGATCTACAAGAAGCAGAAGCTCGACCGTGACGACATGCTCGACATCACGGACTTCGACGTCGTCTCGTTCCTCAAGGGTGAGATGCGGCTCATGACCGAGGAGGAGATCGCGCGTGCGATCCTCATCGGTGACGGCCGGTCGGCGATCGACGAGGACAAGATCAAGGACCCGCTGGGTGCTGCGGACGGCACCGGCATCCGCTCCATCCTGAACGACCACGAGCTGTTCGTCACCACGCTGAACGTCAACGTGGACGACTCCGAGTCCTCGTACGACGAGGTCATCGACGGCGTCATGGACGGCATGGAGTTCTACAAGGGCACCGGTACCCCGGTCTTCTACACCACCATCCCGCAGCTCAACAAGTTCCTCAAGATCCGGGACGCCGACCGTCGGCGCATCTACGAGACCAAGCAGGCCGTCGCGGACGCCCTCGGTGTCTCGGCGATCATCACGGTCGAGCCGATGAAGGAGATCGAGGACCTGATCGGCATCATCGTCAACCTCGACGACTACAACATCGGCACCGACAAGGGTGGCGAGCTGACGATGTTCGAGGACTTCGACATCGACTACAACCAGCAGAAGTACCTGCTGGAGACCCGCATGTCGGGTGCTCTCGTCCGCCCGAAGTCCGCGATCGTCATCAAGAAGACGGCTGCGGCGAGCGTCCTCGCGACCCCGACCAAGCCCGCCTTCAACAAGGGCACCGGCGTCATCACGATCCCGACCGTCACCGGCGTGGTCTACAAGGACGGCGAGGGTACCACCCTGACCGCAGGAGCCCAGACGGCCCTGGCGGCGGGCGAGTCCACGACCATCTACGCGATCGCGGACACCAACTACCACTTCGCGGACAACCAGAGCGACTCGTGGCCCTTCACGCGTCCGGCCGCCTGAGCTGACCTCTCTCAGCCATGACACGATTTTCTGGAAAGGTGGGATACGGCGTAACTGTTGAAACCTCCCCTGGCGTGCACGAAGACCAGATCCACGAACGCTCCCATTTCGGAGACGTGGAACGGAATTCGCTGAAGTTCCGG